GTGAGGCGCGCAAGCGCGGTGTTGCTGCCCGCGATGTCGATCCCCGACCCGGCGAGCTGGGCGCGCTGCTGGCCCTTGGCCTGCGCACCCGCCAACTTGATCCGGCTCTCTTCGACCCCGCCCGCGTAGAGAATGTTGCGCGCTTCGGCGTCGCTGATCTTGGCATTGATCTCGGCCAGTGCGGCTTGGTGGCGCAGGTTGGCCTTCTCGGCCTTCGCTCCGAAGAACGCGCCGACGGTGGACATGCCGACGCCCAGCGACTGCGTCCCCATCATGGCCAGTGCAGGACTACACATTGTCGAACCCCATGTGGAACTTGTGAAATAGTAGACCCGCCAGACCGAAAGGTGTTGGCGGTTCCACGGTGAACCCTATACTGCGCAGCCAGCGAACGCTAGGCCGGTTGCGCGCGTCAACATAATTCATCAATCGCGGGTAGCGTTCACGCACGAAGGCGATGTACCGCCGGGAGATGTCGATCACCTCGCGCGGGTGGGTCTTCATCTTGGTGGTGCCGAGCAGCCAGATCGAGCCGGTGTCGGACAGCGTGGTGATCGGAGCCAGCCCGAACAGTGAAACCAGCGAGCCGTCGGTCAGCCGCATGGCCACCGGGTCGTCGCTCAGCTCGAGCGCCCTGAACAGCGCGGGGCGCACCTCGCCGCTGGCTGCCTCGACCTCTTGCCGATCGAGCGGCCGAAGATCAGCGAGCAGTTCGTCGACGTGCTCGGGTAGCGCTTTGGACAGCTGGATGTCACCCACCGCCCACCGCCACGTCCAAGGTCATAGACAGCAGCGAGATGGCCAGTGGGTCGACCTGCCGCACACAGACCTGCCCGTCATCGGACCACGCGCCCTTGACGACGATCTCCAGCTCGCCGGTCTGCAGCAGTGGCGCAGTGCCAAGCGGCTCGAGCGTGCGGATCTTCGCCTCGGTCAGCTCCTCGAAGGTCGGCCCGGCGAACACGCCCGAGCTACGGTAGACCCGGAGGAAGGCCGCGTTGACGTTCTTCGGCATACCCTGCCCGTAGCCCTGCAGCTCGAGCGCCATCGGCAACGTCTGCAGGTCGCTCTGGTAAGACAGACCGAAGGTGATGATACTCGCCTCGACCCCGTCGGGAAGCTGCAGGATGCCGTCGGTGATGACCTGCGGCGGGATCACAGCGCCGTCGGCGAGGATGGAGACCTCCATGCCCTCGAGCCAGTCGATGCCGACCACCATGTTGACCGGATCCTCGGAGCGGTAGGTGTACCCGCTGTCGACGAAGAACTGGTCCTCCTCGGCATCGAAGTTGCGGTCCGCGAAGTGCTCGATGTAGCGCACGGTGGCACCGTTGATCTCGCGCCGCACGACCACGTAGGTCACGTCGCGGCCCTCTTCGTAGATCGTGGTGGTATCCTCGAAGAAGCCCTGCGTGTCGTGCCAGTGGAACGCCGCGACCTGCTGCTCGGGGATGTAGGTGAAGCCCACCAGCAACCCGCTGGTCGAACACATCCAGACGACCGGGTAGGGCGCCTGCTGCAGGGTCATGGAGCGAATGTCCATGAAGTCGAACAGGTGCGGCGCGCGCACGCTCACGTCGCCGCTGATATAACCATTGCGATCGCCGTCGAAGCCGAACTCGCGCAGGTGCCCCCCGCGCGCGGCGATGTAGAGCATGTTGTTGCCCACCTTGATCGGCTTGGTCTGCGAGCACCCCACGTAGGTCTGCTCGCGCGCGGACACGGTAAGCGGGGTGAGCACCTCGGTCAGCCCGCCGCTGATACGCCAGAGTGCGGCCGGCGTGGCGGCGATGAGATCCGACATCGGCACCAGATGCACGATCGCGTTATTCTCGCGGCTGGCGATCTTGAACTGGATGCTGTCGTCGTCCTTGGGTGGGATCGAGAAGTTGAAGTTGTCCTCGGTCCCAGCGCGGGACATCCACACGTTCTGAGGCTCGTTGATCGTGCCTGCCCAAACCGCGCGCTGGTCCTGATAGGCCACGGCGCCGGGGTGGTTGTCGGGGCTGTCGAACAGCTGGATGTCGAGCGGCGGCGTCGTGCCCAGATCGGGCGCGATATTGTCGTCGCGGAACTCGAGCTGATCGGTCTGGCCTATATAACCGAACAGCCCCGCCGCCTTCTTGTAGATGTTGTAGCGCTCTGCGCCTGCCACCGCGTCCCACTCGAGCGTGTTGTACGCCCCGTCGTCGAACAGGTTGTTGCTGACCGTTATGGTGGCGCTGCGCAGGCTCTCGTCGCCTTCTGCGGTGATGGCCGAGATCACATAATCCGTGTCGTAAGGTGTGCCGGGGGTGCCGCCCGGCGTGGCTGTGCCGCTGGTCCCGCCGGGAGGGGAGAGCACCGGGCCGACCGTCAGGTCGACCAGATCCCAGTCAAGCGCGCCCAGACGCCGCAGCTCGCGCCGCGGGTGGTTGCGGTGCGCCAGCTTGATGACATCGCCCGACTGGGCGTAGGTCACCTCGAACAGCTCCTCCTCGAGGTAGGGATGTGCGACCGCGTAGGGAACAGCACCGTCGAGCAGGGTCTGCCCCAGCGCGTGGAAGCGGAACTCGTGCTCGGCGAACTCGATGATCAGGCTCTGACCGAAGCCATAGACGAACGGCAGGGTGCGGGTCAGCTTCGTGCTGTCGCGCACCTCGCGCACGAAGATCGTGCCGGGGCGGTTCTCGACCGGGCCGTGCGGCTTGACGATGAAGTTGCGGCACTGGGCAAGCCCGGTCTGGAACTTGGCGTCGGTGAGCATCCCGAAGAACTCGGGGGTCACCTCGCCGCCGCCGAACGACCGGCGATGGTCGCGGAAATCACCCATCAGCTGGTCGCCCAGAAGGGCAGCTCATGCCGGTACTGCCCGCGCTCCACGACGCGGGTGTCGCCGACTGCGCCGCGGACGCGCACGGCCGATGGCTGGAAGCGGGTGTGTTCGTGGCTCTGGTTTGCGTCGAGCGTAGCCGCCTTGTTCAGCTCGAGCATCGCCATCTGCCGCATCGCCTGCGCGAGTTGGGCACCGCTGCGCCCCTTGACCACCGGGCCGGCAAGGTACGCGGCGAGGAAGTACGCGACCCCGCCGAGGAACAGTGGTGGGTAGCGCGAGGGGTCGTTCACGCTGCGCGTGTAGCGCAACACGGCGCTCTCGACGTCGGTGTAGAAGACGGCTTGCCCATTGGCGAGGGTGCCCTCTTCGAAGTAGGGGTTGCCGGGGTTGAATGTGGTCTGCGCGTCGGCGGTCAGCTCGAGTGCTCGTGCGACGAGGAAGTCCGCCGGTCGTGCGAAGGCGTACTGCCAACGTGGGTGGTCTTCGGTCTCGAACGCAGCCACGTCGACCGTGCGGCGCGCGAAGCCCCAGTCGTACGCGGACAGACACTCGTCGCGGGCGATCGGCCAGAACTGGGCGCAGTAGTCGGCCTGTGCGCTGCCCTCAGGCGGATCGATTGAGGTCAACGTCGCGCGGTCGCCGATGTGCGAGAGAGCCAGATTGCAGATCGAGACGACAGAGGTGGCCACAGGTATCTCCTAACGAAAAAAGGCGGGCAGTCCTAGAACCGCCCGCCTCCCCCTTACAGCAACGCGCTTGCTGTCTGTTCAGTTGAGAAGGTCATCCGTCGGGTTGGGTTCGCCAATCTGGCCGACGCGGTTCGCGAGTTCGTCACGGAGAATGGCCAGCACGTTCTTGCGCTTGCCGCTGCCCGTCTCCGCCGAGATGGCTTCGTTGATCTCCTGCGAGGTCATCGAAGGCGCCTTGGCCTTGACTTCGGTTGGCGTCATGCTGAGGACGTTCGGGTTCACGTTGAGCGCCTCGGTGATCTCGTCAGCCGAGCCGCCGCTGGTGAACCACTTGCCCTCTTCGCTCACCGGGGCGACGAAGGTGTCGCCTCGACGAACGCGGTGACCACCACGGAAGCCCGTTGCGGTGGCTACCTTGGTCTCGGTCTTTTCAATCTTGCTCATCGGGGGTCCTCAATCAACGCTATCAGTAGCTGATGGCGCTGTTCTGCGGGTAGTGGAAGCGCGACGGCGGTGTCGACGTCAGGAACGCATCGATAGTACCGCCCGTGAACGCAGCGGTTCCCGTGGTCTGGCGCAAGCCGACGTAGCGTTCCCACGCGAAGCCAACCGGCAGTGCGACGACGGCGACGAGCGTGCCCGCGCCGAGCGAAGCAACCGGGATGGCTGCAGTGGTGATGACCACGTTCGGCGAACCCATTGCCGGGTCAGCGTCGGTGAGCAGCGAGAACGACGCGGTGGCAGAACCACCCGAGGTCGCTGCGCCGGTGACGGTGATGACCAAGAACAGCGCAGCGGCTCCGGTCAGGGCACCAATACCACGCGCACCGACCTCGGTGTCGATCTGGTCGCCGATCACGTAGTTGCCCGCGGCCCCGGTGTTGAGGGCCGTGTTTTCGGCGAAGGTCAGGAGCTTGTCGGAAATCATCGTCGTGTCCTTAGCTGATGGCAGTTTCGGTGTTGAGCAGCGCATCGGTGGTGCGGATCGGAATGCCGTCGAAGGCCACAATCCGCTTGCCGGCGTAGTTCTCGAGGGTCAGCGTGTTGCCGGCCGCAGCGCGG